CTCGGAGCAATTTGGTATGAAAAACGCGAATTTATCCGGAAGGCTATGGACATGGTAGAGTCTGACGTATATATTTGGTGCGATGCAGGGTGTGTACGAGACAGCCTCTCCGAAACAGGTCTCTCCTCTCTCGGACAGCGGAAGACGTTTGATACGAACGATGGTCGTATCCACCTACAACATGTATGTAATGCGAGTTATTTCAGGTTTTATATGTACCCCAACGCGTTTGTAGGCTGTGCAATCATAAGTGGAAACAAATCAGCATGGACATCGTATCGAAGTGTCTATGATGACATACTTACAAAATATGATAAGCATGAGATATCCGGTATATCTGATCAGTACGTTACACAGTCATGCATCATAAAAGAACCGGACTTATTTGTACTCCATAACGAAACTACGATAGGAGACCTGTGGTTTAAGTTTTTACACCTTCTTTGACATAATCTTGTAGAGTTCGTAGATATGCTTGACACGTACATCCCACGAAAAGTGTTCAATCCCATACTTCCGTATTTCAGCACGCGACGATAGCGACACTTCTCGGTTCTCCCGTATCTTCTGCGAAACGTAGTCCAGATCCTCCAGTTTATCGTCAGGAATCACTGTAATCCACGGTTTTGATACATCGAGATTTGCTGCTGCGACCCTACTGACAACAACGCCCAGACCGCAAATGAGAGCTTCGCAGGTCACAAGGGGGTGGGCTTCTCCGTCACTTAATAGGACTAGATTCGCATAGTCAGTCAGAGAATCGTAAAGCATCGGCTTTATCCACTCTCCAAGATACCGAGGGTTTGATGACGCGAATTTGGGGCATATAATGTTTCCCGCGAAGTAGAGAGAATCGATCCACTGGTACTTATACTGCTTTTTCCGCTCTTCGATCTTTGCCAGGTAGATTGAGCGATCCGGATACTTGGGAGTCTCTGTGTAACGGAAGAGCTTATCGTTGGCTCCGTTTGGGGCTACGTATATACGGTTCGGACTACAGCCCCCACCCAGGTAGCGTTGACGGATACCCTCAGACAGTGCACAGATGACAAACTTCCCACCCACAAATCCCCTAAAAATACGCTCATAGTACCCATCCTTGAAGTTGGGGTGTTCGAGATATCCGTAGTGTGAAGTTGCAATCTTATTTGGACAGGTGATCTGGCCCATGATGTGATAGAGTTCATCATACTGCAAGTGAACGATATCGGGATTGAGTGCGTTCACCTGCTGAACGATATCCTCGGGTTTCGGAGTATTCACAATATGAACATCAACCCCCATGGATTTTAGGGTCTCGGAAATATCCCAAATAAGACTCTCGACTGCCCCCCATCCGCGAGGGGGGATAGACATAATACCCGGACCAACTAGAACAACTCGCATTTAGATAATAATCAGTTTACTATCTAAATACGAATGACAGACCTAAGTGCATACTTCCAGTGCCATAAAAACCCATATGCAACCTATGAGAGCCTAAAAAGGTTTCGAGAGTTCTACCCAACTGGACCTATTCTTTTATTGAGTGATAATGGGTATGATTACACTGAAATGGCAAAACACTTTAACTGTACGTACCTACATGAAACCACCAGCTGTAGACTTACTTTACCTATACGCGATGGTTACCAGTCAACTGTTGAGCGTCTTCGTAAGGTGTTCTCGATGATTTCAACTGAGTATTTCATGCTGCTGGAAGATGACGTACACGTATTCGCAAGGTATTCCGAGCAGTTCAAAGGAGACATCAACGGAAACTGCATTAATACACTCCGATCAAGCGTTCTGAACAATATTCCATTTAGTGCTGTCAAGAACGAGGACAAGTATTTCACCGGTCATGGAGGATCTGTCTATAAAACTGCGACTATGGTTCGACTTCTAGACAATAAGGATCAAATCGATTGGCTACTTGATCACTGGGAAAAAGTTGGACTTGGTCCGATGGTGGACGTTGATATCTTTTTGTCCCTGCTTGTCGTTGTGAATGGTGGTAGAATACATCACCTTTCAGAACACAAGGATTTGTTAACAAACCGTGTAACAGACACGGTTGGGATAGCAGCTCTTCATCAGGTAAAGTATTTTTACGGAAAGGAACTTCCGGATAATTTATTATTTTTGGTCAAATAGACTTACTGCAGAATGCGTAATAATTAATATAGTTCTGTCTTGGATTATTTTTGATAAAGTATAATCTATCTTTATAAACGGGTAGTATAAAACCAAACAATGTTTGTTCGTTGTCAACTCGCTCCTTCTCTATAAACTCTTGGATGTATAGATTATTTCCCATCGTACAGATATTCATCAACAACTCTCGGTTACCTCCGAAAAATCCTGCCATTATAAAGTTCGTATTCGTTCCAATATACTCATCAATCAAACCAGGATTGTTTAGAATTGTGGTAAGTTCGTTTTCTTTTCCGACCTGGAACAATATCTTATTAGATTCATGCAATGTATTTATAAGTTCTGTATTGAATACGGCCGCTGCCATATCAAAGTTCATAAAACGACTGATCCCTGCGTCTATCCAAAAAAACATATCTGTACCGAATGGATTATCTACTATGCCATCGAGTATCCATTTAAACTTGCTGTTCACAACTGGTATGTACTCGTAACACTTATTTTCCAGTCCATTTGGATACTTAATACTGTTCTTAAATGGCGTAGTTTCAAGAATACGTTTTACCGTGGGCACGGTAGAGTAAAAGGGGACTTCCTCTAAAGTCGTATAAACAACCTTTGTTGGTAAATTCTTGCGAACGTGTTCAATAATCCGCTTATTCTTTAGTTCGGTGTATATGATCATAGGGGCTGGAACAGTTAGCGTTTTTGAAAACCATTCCTGATATTGTGCAAAACTCCGGTTGTCATGTTCTTCTCTTTTGATTTCGTATAGTGCAGTAACAAGGGTAAACGACATGGCTATGATTATATGGATATAGAGTCATACTCATATGTAAACCCCAATGTTTACATACATAGTGCACGAACAAGTTCAATCGCCCTATTCACGTAGGTATGGTTATTTTGAACATACTTCATTGCGTTAATGATTCTCTCCTTGTTATTGCGTTCTTTCATAGCCATTGAAAATAGTTCATTCATATTACTACTATAAATAACGTGCTCTCCCAATATTTCCTTGACGTAACGAGAATCTGTTATACCTAGATGTCCATAACTAATCGCTTTGAGAACGCGACATGGTAAATAACCAGTTTCCAGATGATTTTTTCCATTTTTGATACCAAATAGTCGTACGTCATCTGCCGTTCCAGTGGGTCTGAAATCAGGAGCCAGAATAGATTTCTGCATCAAAAGTTTATTCATTTCAAAGGTTTTAGGAGACTGCCATGGATCGGATGTAACCCACTGAATACGGTTATTTTCACAGATTCGCCTGAAGTTAGGATAGTTGATTGATTGTACACCGGATCCAATGTAGTATATGACGTTTTCCCGTTGGATATTGATGTCGTTATAATTAAATTCATGAGGGAGTAGATCTGTACCCCAGTATAAATAGATGCACTCATAGTTCATTTCCTTAACAGGGTGTCCCCGTTTAGAAACGTGGATATCTTTATTCGTCGTGAGTTTTTCGTACTTTGAATGTGGAGAAATATCGATTAAAGTATGTGTGCCGTCATCAAGATTAAAGTCATTATTTATATCATGGATTTCCTTAACATTAAACCGAATCTCTATAAGTCTACAACCGCTCTGAATATATTTTTCTGGATAAATAGCATTGTGAACAAAATAGGTGGACGTAGATAGAATTGGAATGTTTGCATCGGCATACCCCTCTGTAATAAAAAGGCAGTTGTTGTAGTCGAAGTCCTTGGGATAATTATTATCGTCAAACCAGTATGTGTCCTTTTCAAACCCCTGCTTAAATACCTTCACCCACATGGCATGAATATACGAATGGGTGTGTGTATGAAGAGGAAATCCCCAAACAATAACTTTTGAATACGAGTCTAATCGTTCCTTTTCGTGTTGGGTCAGTTTATCAACATACATTTTAGGTATACCGAGTAGGTATCACGTAATAGCCTTGTAGCGTGCTAGAATGTCAGTCGTGTTCAAATGAGGCAGTTGATTGTAGTAGCTATAGTGTCCTACAACACAGCTTCCATATAGAATATTCGGCTTGTTATTGATCATTGGATAATAGAACCCAATCCAACTCTCTTCTTCTTCGGTTGGAATGCCCTTCATGTCCTCGCCCCTCCACGAAATCGCCTGAATAGATACACACTCGAAGTTTGAGAGTTCTATATTTGGGATGTAAAGCTTCTCCGGATTTTTTGTGTTTTCAAGAAGCCCCCGATGAAGAAATTCACAGAACTGAGTATCGCCCCAGTAAAGGGGATCGAGAAAGGCCGAACCAGGAAAATAATCATGCAGGCGAAGGGTTGTTACATCACGAGATCGAACGTTATCAACATTGATTTGCGATTGAACAGATTTCCATCGTTCGAGAATGTCAGAGGATCGCGGATACCGAAGTACACCGTTCTTCTGAAGGAATGCTGACGTAAAGATGTTGTTTATGATGATTGGGTAAACCATGAAGTGTGTTGTGTCTGCAATTCGAAACTGAATAAACCGCTTGAAGCCATCGATATCGATATACACGATATCGTCATCCAGACGCACATAAACAGTATCAGGATCATTGCAGTAGCTGAAAAAATGCCCTATGACTGAAGGTGTACCGAATCCCGGCTGTTCCCTGTCAAACAGGCGAATGATCTTTGTATAGTCGTTCTCTAGCGAGAGAACGTACTCGCGATCTCCATCGTTTTTCACGTTGAACCAGAGATGCCATTCATTGATAATACCCCGGGAGTATAGCTTGTCCATATATGTCTTCAAAATAGATAGCGTCGCCCGACGCCCTGCTGGTGTTACGCAAACAACTTTCATTTGTATTTACCGTCATGTGATATATCTAAATAATAATGAAAGCGTTCCAAACCAGCCATGGTATCATGTATGCACTGCCAAATGATGAAGCATTCGTCAAGAGTCTCGCACGTGGCCAGGTGTTTGAAGAAGAAATTATCCTGAAGTCTGTTCTTCCACAGATCACATCGAGTCCTGGGAAAAAGGTGGTTCTTGATGTAGGTGGACATATCGGATCGCACACACTGTTGTATGCAAAATATATTCCAGACTCTATTGTCTATACCTTTGAACCCCAGTCTGTTCTTTTCGCAATTCTGGAAAAGAATATTCAAACGAATGGACTGGCAAATGTTCGACTCTACAACAATGCAGTAGGTCATGAGTGCCGTAGGTGTACAATGTCAAAAATGTTATATGACGGGTATGACTGTGATATAGACTATAATACCAGTAAGAAACTAAACTACGGAGGATTACAGCTTGGAAAAAACGGCGAACCAACGACCATGATTACGATTGATTCCCTGAAACTTCCGCAGTGCGATTACATCAAGATCGACGTTGAAGGAGCAGAATCACTTGTATTGATCGGTGCTTCTGAAACCATACAAAAATTTAAACCCATTATTTTCTTTGAGTACACGGATAAACGCGTAAACGAAGAAATGAAAACATCTATGGGCATTGCGACTGTTGTACCAGATCCGGTCGATTTCCTTCTACAACAGGGGTATACGATTACAAACATCGATGAAAATAATAAGATAGCTAAATTCCTGCAAGGTTGAGACCAATATTAATCGCTCGCTTAGGGATCTTATACAAAGACATCAAATCTCGAAGCATAAATTCTGCAAGGCCTCCACACGTAGTTGATGGCTCAACTGTATTTGGAAGTCGTTCTGATTGTCTGTAAAACTGAAACGTATTGAGGTACTCCATCATTAAGTAGAGAGACGCATAGACGTTCATGATGGCATTACTACCAAAGTTGATCCAGTCTGAAATAAGATTATCACCCTGCCCAATTTCCTGATAATAGATGAAGTTTGGATCATACTGCGAGCATGCAAGGGGTGCACGCGGTAGAGAATCAAAGCGGAGACGAATCACATAATCGTAAACAACCCTGTTCTCATTTCCATAGACTTCCTTGAGTTCATTGCATTTATAGATTGAGTAGTACATACTTGTCATTTGCTTGATCATGTGTTCCTTATGTTGCTGTCTGGTCCACTCCTTGTGCTTGTTCATCTCTATAAAGTTGTTTAGGCGTTTATCGGAGACGTTAAGAAGCGGGCGAGAAAAATTGCGAGGAGGTTCAACCAAATATCGAACCGGATTATATGCTTGAAGAACACGCATGTCTATATCTGGTTCAAGAGCACAGTGACCATTATCTGCGTGTGATTTTTCCATATATAGAGCATTCTTATCGAAATGCATATGGATAAACACATCCGCGTCGTTGGGTTCAATGATGAACTTCTTAATGTATGGAAACGTCTCAAGAGCACGCCTAGGTTGACCAGATATACAGACTGCAACTTTCATTGTGTAGTTACATGAAGGTATCTTTAATCCATTTCCACACTCCCTGTTTTGCATCTGGACTCTCTATGAACGGTAGAGTTCCAACGACGAGTGCAAATGTGACCGATCGGAGATCTTCAATTGATATATGTCTCTTATGAACATGCTGCATGAAATGATCTAACAGTTCCTTGTGATTCATTGGGAGGTTATCTCCATTCAGCACGCTGTCATATCCCAAAAAGGACTGATAGAGTTTTCCATAGTCGTAGAGTCTATCACCCCCCGTTGTCAGAACGCCGTCAACAACTCCCTTCATATCAATAACTTTTATCGTCCCAGTTGAGAACTCTTCAATCATATTGCTGAACCAGAGATCTCCGTGTATAAACGAAACAATCTGACTGTCAGCAGAAAGGTACCTTTCCAGTTTTTCTAGACATGCCGATTGAATATCTGATGAGTCTTCGAACGGGTAATCCTCTGTACGTTCAAACCGTTTCTTCAGTTTGACTACATAGTTTCTATACACATGATCGCGTGTGATGTTTGTGGTTCCTCCCCGGTTGTGCAGGAGATCCATAAAGTCAAATATCTTATCGATCCTTTCTGTTGAAAGCAGTCCTGACTTGTACAGTGTATAGACCGGAACACCCGCAATATGATGTATCCGTAGACACCCCTCTTCATAACTGACAAACCCCGGAAAGTATGAAGATATACTCGAAGGCTTGGGAATAGACTGATAATAGAATGCTTCTCCACGCAAAAATTCATGCAACCCTCGTTTTGTAACGACCGAACCTTCTACGGTAAGTGTATTGTGTTTGTTTGGCGATAGAGAATTCATAGGTGGATTAGGAGTGACCGGGCCTATATACCCCATGCTGGAGATATCCTGCCTGTACGGATTTACAGCTCGGTCGTCGATATAGATATCGGCATACGGCTTTCCAAAAATCAGTTCATCATAGGGTATGTTAAACTTGTCTAGTGTATCAAACGTAATTCGTCCTATATCTCGGCATACTGCTCCGACGTTGTACGCGTGGGTCTTCATACGTCGAGCAGTGTGTATAATTATGGTATGTCCCTCTGACTTCATTTTCCTTGCAAGGTCAATCATTGGCTGTACAGGAAGAACACTCGTATAGTCTCCAGAAATACGAGGGTATGTTACCAATGTATTGTCAAGATCAAAACATACCCGCATGTGTGGCTTCGGAATATAGGTCCAAGTATCACGCAGTTCTTTCAAGGACCCGATATGACGAATTTTACCTGGAAACTCAACGCCATAAATAAGGTCGCCAGACTGTAACATCGACTGAAACGCCATAGACATATACAGTTCCTTCTCTCCAGTTCTAGACAGAATATTCGTAGCAACTGTTCGAAACTGTTCCATCGATTTGAATCCGTAGACCCCGCAACAGAATAAATCAGAGATCCGCTGTTTTTCCTTAAAACACGTCACCCGCGATTCCTTATCAATTGTCAAAAAACTAAAGGCTTCTGATGTAGACGTATCGCGTGCATATCCTAGGAATGCATGATCCTTACGATCGAATAGTCCAACTGGAAAATTGTAAAGAACATCGTTATCAAGAAAAACGATATTTTCGTCTGAATCGGGAAAGTCCCGGGTTCCAAGGAAGGCCGATTCAATAGGACCACGAGTGAAATACGGAAGATAACTGAAGGTGCACGTCTTCGTCTTGAACTCGTTGATTACAACCTCTTCAAAATTGTACTTGCGAAGGTGCGGAGCAACAATAAAATGAAGGGTGTCCACCGGGATTGATGAAAGAGCGAACGAAATAGATGGCTTACCGTAGATCATATTCAGTGGTTTTGGCAGTGAATAGTCTTCAAGGCGAGTTCCAGACCCGCCACAAAGTATAACAACTTTCATTGGTGTAATATGTGAACACGGCGTAAAATAGTTTACGATGCCAACTGCACAGTATACAATGGAGTTCTACATCCTAACCCATAACAACCTCTTTTGTGTAGAGTATCAAGTCAAGACCATCAGGCAATTCTGTAAGGATCCATTTCATATTATCATTCTCGATTCGAACTGTGGGGAGTATCCACATGTTTCGCAGAAACTGAAACAACGGTGTGATACGTTAAATGTTGAGCTCATAGTGCTACCAAATCTGTTGGCAATGCACGGGCAAAATGGGTCGTTGATTCTAGGAACAAAACTTAACTATGTGTACCATGAAATTGTAAAAAAGCGTGAGCCAAAGTATTTTGCATTCCTAGACCAGGATATGTTTATGTTCAAACCGTTCAGTATCATTCCGTTTCTTGATCAGTACGGCATGTGGGGAGATGTTGACGAACCCAGTAATGCCAAAACTCCTTCACTGAATAAGTTCGATATTGTGAACGGACCATGGTTCCTTCATCCGTGGCTATCTTTTTACAGGTACGATTTCGTAAAGGATTATTCCCTCGATTTCATGCCATGTGAACATTTTGATACCGGTGGGAAGTTATGGGAAACTCTTGTATCTAAACGTGGACTCGATAAGGGAGATTACTGGTTTCGAGAAAATATCCAGATGTTATTTCCATTTGAAGAAATATCAAACGCCGGACCTCACCCATATGAAACGCACTATTTCATATTTGGAGGCAAAAAGGTATATGGTCAGGTACAGGTCAACAATGGATTTATCCACATGCTGAACAGTCCGAATGATTTACTCCACCCGAAGGTGGCCTATGTCAAGGGATTCTTAGACGCTTGTTTACAGACAAATTAGAACACTACCACCACACACCACCAAACAGTACCACCACCGTGTAACTGTTTAGTTGGAGTACGCGAGGCCGCCCATGCCGGACATGACGCGGAGCACGTTGTAGTTGACGGCGTAGATGCGGACCTTCGCCGTACGCTGCTGCTGGACCGTGTTGACGGACAGCGTGAGGTTGAGCGTGGCCTTGTCGATACGCGAGAAGTTGCACGTGCCGCTGGGCTGGTGCTCCTCGGGCTTGAGGGCGAAGGAGTACACGTTGATGCCCACCGACGGCGTGCGGGTGTGGTGCTGCCACGGCTGCACCTTGTCGAAGTAGCGGCCCTCACGCTCGTCGAAGCGGTCCTGGCCGTTGAGCTGCACCTTGGCGACCTCCACGGGGTTCTTGCCCTCGCACTTGACGTTGGAGGCGAGGATGACCTTCGCGAGCAGGTAGTTGGTCGTGCCCTCAAAGAAGTTGTCCGCCTGGATCGTGCCATCCGAGCCGTAGATCTGCGAGCCCGTAGACAGGCCGGCACCCGAAGAGGCACCGACACCCTGCAGGTAGGGGGCGTTCTGGCCGCCGAACGCACCGGAAGGAGCACCCGCACCCGACGAGAGACTCCACGTGGGGACAGCCCCATCAGCGGTGCCGTTCGTGGCCAGGGCACCGCGGCCCAGGACCGCCGTCACGATGCCCTCCGTCGACCAGTCATCGGAGTAGTTGAAGGGCTGCTGGCCCAGGGCCTCCTGAATCCACGGCGTCGGGGGGGCGTTGCAGTCGACGAACGAGTCACGCTGGACAATCCACACCAGCTCCTTGACGGGGTGGTTGAAGTTCATCTGGATCTTGTTCGAGGAGGCCGTGACCGTCTCGTCGCCCGTGAACTGGAGCTGGTCAATCAGGTACTCGTGCGACTGCTGGGCAAACCGGCGACGCTCCTCCGTATCGAGGTAGACGTAGTCAATGTACAGCGACGCGGCAACCAGCTGGAGCTGGGACACGGCCGTGACACCGTTGCCCAGGTTGATCGTGGACGGGTACGTCGGCAGGGTGCCGTAGGCGTCCTCCTGGGCGACATCGGCGTAGCAGCAGTTGTAGTTCTGCTCGAACTCGACATTGATGCGGACCTCGTGGTACTGGAGGGCGATCAGCGGGATGGCCAGGCCGGGGTTGCGGCAGTACCAGAACTGCAGGGGGATGTACAGCGTCTTCAGCGGCGTGCCGGCACGGGACAAGCACGAGTTGGTGGCCTCCGAGGCGGCACACGTGGCGTCCAGGGCGACACCAGCGGCGTCCTTCAGCAGCACGAGGTCGGCCGAGTTGCCCACCATGTCGTCGAACGACACCTGGGTGCCCAGGGGCTGGGTCAGCTGCGTCCAGATCTGCATCCAGTCGCCGTACTGGCGGTCAATGCGGGAGCCGCCGATCTCGATCTCGACCTGCTTGATCAGGCGGTGGCCGACGTAGTTCAGCCAGCGGAAGCGAGTGTTGGGCACCAGCAGGTAGATCTGGGGCAGCGTCACCTGGATGTACGTGCGGTACATCAGATCGGCGTTACGGCTGATGACAGCCGTGACACGGCGGCCGAAGTCGGCCTGGCCGTTGAACGTCACCTCAATCGCCTCCATGGCGAAGTTGGTGTGACGCTTGTACAGCACCTTCCAGAACGTAATCTGGGGGTTGCCGGAGATATAGATGTCCTGGGCACCGTACGAGACGAGCTGCATAAGTCCACCTCCCATTGTTGTTTATGCTCCTTACTGACATTATTTTTTTCTCACGGACAGCGGCACGGCGGGTTTCCCTCCACCGCGTGCGTTGGGGTATAAGATATTTTTTTCTCTTCTATTACGGAAAATGGTAGACGTGTTCCTGTTTCCGACATCAAATGTTCTGATCAATACGTTCCTCCGGTCGATCATTGTCATCCTCGTTATGATCATGGGGTTTCAGACATCGTGGTACGAAGCCTACTGGGGTGCAGTCATTCACGATGCCATATCTCTTTTCATCGTTCGGTCGTACATCGGGTAGGAATAATCCGCGTTCAGTATAATTAATGAGTGGTGCAACCATAGCATACTCATCGAACATTGCATCCAGTTTAAACGGAGATCAGATTTCAGCGATGTGTATCGCTCCTTCCTTATTCGGCCTTAGGTCGTACTGGAACAATTTCTTTTTCGGGACATCGAACGGAAACCTCTACAACTTCAACGAAGGCACGAACACTATTCGTCAAGTTAGTATTTCAGGGTATACTGGAACACTGAACGGACCAATAACCGCATTAACAACCGACCCTGCTGGAAAGTACCTGTTTCTCGGATCTCCGTCCGATGGAAAACTCCTACGCCTCGGGCTTTCACAGTTCAATCGTACCGGGGCGATGAGCGTAGACAGCAACATCTACGTTCATGGCACAAACACAGGGGGAATCGTAGTAAACTCACAGAATACAGTGTACTTTATAACTGCCAACGGTAATGCTATTTCGACGGTCAACAATTACGGTCTTGGTCTTGTCAATCTCGTGTATCAACAGGCTGTTGGATCGAACTCACTGTTTGCAAGTGTGGCTTTGACCCAAGATGCGACACGCCTGTTTACGGTGGATTACTATACTGGAAACCTTTACTACTACGATTTCATATCTGGCCAAACCACGTTGCAGGAACGCACTGTCGCATCTGTAGATAGTCGTATTCAAGGTCTGGCACTTCTGTCGTCCAACGATATCCTGTTCACGAAAACGCGATCAACTGTTCCGGGAGTGTACCTCTATGATATTGAAATGGCTACAAGTGTACTTGTTGCCGGAGGAGGAAGTAATACGTTAGGAACTTCAGCAAGGGGGTATCAATTCATAAACCCGAACCAGATCGTACTTGATCCCAACGGAAACTTATACGTTACCAGCCTCGACCCTTTCAGCAATCAATTATTTACCAAAATTGAGTTCCAGCCCTTTGTGCGGTCTACAATTGCTGCCCAGGTACCTCAACAGAAATTCGCAAACTGCGGACTTCCCCTGCCTGGATTCTGCAAGAAGGCCGTCATCCCGTTTAATCCGAGAGAATACTGGGGCTTTGCTCCCGCTCAGAGAATTCCCACCAAACGTGCATCACCTGCCGACGTTCGCTTATCATGTATCAACGTCGCAACTATTCTGTGTCCTACTATTCCTCCAAGCCGTGTATTTCCTGGTGGCAGCAATCCTCCTCCTCCTCCTGTAGACCCTGTCTACCCAGTAGAAACCGCAACGGCACAGTACACTCAGGGGTTCGTAAGTACCGGGACGATGACCTCCCTGCGGCCTCCATCCACAATTTCAGTTGTAACTGTACCCGACGCACAGAACACGCGTGTCATTACCCCGCTCGTATTTGGACCCCAGGGGTACATTTACTCGATGACTCGTTCTGGGGTTTTGACGGTGCTCACAACGTCTGGTCAAACAGTTGCTCCTTCTGTGCAATTTACGTTCAGTCAGCCGTCAGCCGTATCAACTCCCGTGGTCGTATCTGCAACCGGTCTTGCAGCCTTCGTAACGGATCCTGGCCTGTTGATTGTCATAAATCAGAACGGGACCCTTGTATTTAATTACGCTCTCAACCAACAGATTGCTGGTGCACCCGTGTTCATAGATACACAGTCTCTTCTTGTTTTGGCATACGGTAACTCGATTACGGCCTGGAACATAGCAGGCTGGAGTGAAGTATGGACATCGGGTCTCGCCAACGATCAATTCAAGAGTTCGTTAACAACTGATGGCATATCTGTTTTTGCTGGAACTGTCGGAGGAAACGTCGTATCGTACAGCGTGAATAACGGCTCGTTTTATTGGTCTTATTCTACTGGAAGCACACTTCCAATTCAACAACCTCCGTTCATCAGTGGAAATTTACTGGTAACGTTCAAGACATCAAATATTTACGTTATAGACAAGACCACAACGAGAGGAGGAGGAGCCAATGATACTATTATCACACTTTCGGGGATAGGAACTGTCCAGTCAACACCCCTGTTATTTACTGACCAAGTAGGTACGACATGGGTGTATTTCACAACGACATCGAATCGGCTACACGCAGCTGGAGGATTTCTAGGAGTCGCGAACCCGTACATTGATTCGAGCGGAGGCAATGTCAGCCAGTATTGGCGTTCGAGCGAATCGAACATTTTGTCAGGAACGACTCCCGTCATAGATGGAACCAATGCGTTGTATGTGTGTGGAACTCCAGGGTTTGTGTACAAGTACATACAGCCTACGACGTATCCTAGCACTGTCATCGCCAGCAATACTACCAACGGCACAGTGTACAATAACGTATCAGGAAGTATTTTTACATCTCCTATTCTGAGCAGCCAGAACCAGTTGTCGTTCACCTCGTTTGATGCATCATACAGGAACTACATCTACACAATATCTTCTGCCTAATGAATAATGTCATCTTCCGGCCAAACTGCGGTTGCCGCTCTCATCGATATGGCCAAATCCAAGGGTATTGAAATTCCGTCTGGGAACCGCCCAGAGTGGCTGGTGACCCTGCTGCACAAGTACGGTTCAGCGGCAAAGGCGGGAGTCCCGGCATCCGCGGATGAGCTTCTAGCTACACTTGCGGGAGTTTACAGTGCGGGGTGTGACCCCGATCTAGCGGATGTCATGTCCGAGGCGATTGTCGGGTTGGGTGTCCCCGAGCCAGGTGCGTCGGGCGGCCGCAGGCGGCGTGGTCGGAAGGTTGGCGGTGGCTTCCGTGAATTAGGAGGTGCGATCGCGAAGTTCTTTACGACACAGTGCCGTCGCGGAGCCACCACAGTTGACAAGATCACCACCGATATGGCGGAGGCCATTGAGGCAAAGAGTGCGGAGGCTGAGTCCAAGCCGGTGGATATTGTAGGGGCTCTCAAGTGGGCGTCAGCTGCAGGGGCAGTGGTGGTAGGAGTCAACGAGGGTCTGCGAACGGCCGTGGTCAACGGCCTCATCAACGTTTCCGCTGCCATGCCTACTTTTGGAACGTTGTTGACCAATACCCTGTCTGCTCTTGAGTTCTCTGCTCAGGTTGCGGCTGGAAGCGGAGTGATTGCGGGACAGACAGGTGTGGCTCTGTTCTGCGTCTACATCGTCTACATCCTGCGTGAGAAGCTCATTCAGGGTGGAAAAAGCCTCTTGTCGCTGGACGGCAAGACGATCTGGGAGGCGATCAAGCCCCTGGTTACGGACTCCAAGTTCAAGGAGTTGATGGCGGATCAGGAAAAGGAGCGTCAGGCCATTGCTATCCTGGACGCCGAGTTGGATTCCATGAAGCGTGAACTGAAGCCGGAAGTCCGTGCGGCCTTCTCTATCCCCCCGACTCGTCGCCGCCGGGCATCCCTGGCAGCTCTTCGTTCTGCTCCTCCGCTGCCCACATCCGACGCAACTCTTGGTGATGCCGTCAATGGCCTTGTTGCCATGGTGACCGGACCGCCAAAACCTGGCGGCCGCCGTCGTCGGCACACCAAGACCAAAAAGGCGGCGGGACGTCGTCGTCGGCATCGCCAGACTAAGCGGGCGAAATCATTTTAGGTGAGATGTGCATCGCCTCCAACTCCTGTAGCCAAAGCTTGACAGCGTAAGGTATGGTCTTGTCCTCCAGACCGGACTTTGCACCACACGACCTACACTCATAGAGACGATCCTTCTCATTGATTGTAGCGAGAGAACCACACCCAGTACACACACCGGCATTGAACGGGTCGCTGACATCCATCAGACGCTCCTTGGTGAATACAGCGGCACCGTGCGAGATGAAACAGTCACGCTCCATTTCACCGACACGCAGACCACCATCACGAGCCCGACCCTCGCACGGCTGGCGGGTCAGAGACACGATAGGACCGCGGCCACGGGAATGGGCCTTGTCGATGACCATGTGCTTCAGCCGCTGGTAGTGTGTGGTTCCCATGAAGATCTCCACCTCCATCATCTCGCCAGTCTGACCGTTGTACATGATCTCGTTGCCGTACGGATGCATCCCAAGATTCCGCATGTGAACCTTGAGATCCTCCATTCCGAGATGAGAGTAGGGTGTGCCATCGCCCAGATTGCCTGTGCGGACCCCGATCCGGCTGTACATCGTCTCGAGGAGCTGGGCGATCGTCATGCGGGAAGGAATGGCGTGAGGGTTCATGATGATATCGGGACGCAGGCCAGAGGCGGTGAACGGCATGTCGCACTCGTCCAGGATCATGCCGCACGTACCCTTCTGCCCGGCACGCGATGCGAACTTATCACCGATCTGCGGGGTACGCTCCGAGATCACACGGACCTTGACGAAGGGGTACCCGTCCGAGTTCTTATCCTGCCACACCCCGTCGATACGGGCAGGCTCAGAGTTCTTGTGTGTTGTAGACAGGTCACGGTAGAGGTACCCGTGTGGGTCAGACCGCAGGTTCACGACCTTTCCAATCACCACATCGTTCTCCTGGACAACAGCGTTCTTGATAGGAATCCCGTTCTCCTGAATCGCGTTGTACGAGGTGTTCTTGTACCCCTTCGTGTTCTCGTGCCTGGCCTTGGAGAACCGCTCCTCACGGCCAGAGGCTACATTGCGGTGTTCCTCGTCCTTGTACACTGTGTAGTAGTACCCACGCATGAACCCACGCTTGAGGGAACCGCGATTGAGGATGACGGAGTCCTCCTGGTTGTATCCAGAGTAACACGCGATCGCGACAATAGCGTTGCACCCGGACGGCATCTTGTGCATGTTCAGGATGCTCATAATCTGCGTCTCCACAATCGGACGCTGGGGGGACGCCAGGAGGTATGCGGCCTTATCCAGGCGGCGATGATAGTTCGAGGCGTACAGCGTCATAGCCTGCTTGGCCATGGCCGACTGGTAAGCGTTACGAGGCGACTGGTTATGGTTCGAGAGTGGAATGATTGAGGCCATGTGACCGAGAATCATGTGGGGATGAATCTCACAGTGCGTGTGCTCGGACGTCACCTCTCCGGGGAACATCGCGATACGAACGACCTCGGACTCGTTGGCATCGATGTACTCTACGCACGACCGCACCCACTCATCCCAGATATTGGAGGTGGGCTTGGGTAGGAGCTTGCCGTCCACGACACGGAAGATCGGACGAACAAGGCGGCCGGCGTCTGTCTCGATCAGAATACGGTTCAGCATAATATTCCAGGCGATTGAGATGTGTGGGTGGATCTCGCCAGAGTGCTTCGAAGCCTTGAGCTTGGCGTGAACCTCTTTCGGGGAGTTCGTGTAGGCTACAATCACACCATTCACGAGAATCGCGACCTGCCCGGTCGTCCACATAGTCTCGACCCATACGACGCCACCAATCTCCTTGAGGCGATTCAGAACAATGAACGATGGAACGTGGGAAGAGACCGTAGACATCAGGCTCATCGTCTTGACAATACCGACCGAATGACCTTCCGGAGTCTCCACCGGACACACGAACCCCCAGGATGACCCATTGAGCTTGCGAGGAGCTAGGAGCTTGCCTGACTTTTCTACCGGCGTCTGGATACGACGGATGTGTGAGAGCGTGGCATTGTAGGACAGGCGGTTCAGAACCTGGGAGACACCGGACTTGGTGGCGTTGGACAGGGAGGTAGACCCCGACGTCCCAAGACCCTGGACTGTGAAGTTGCCCGTGGCGAGAGCCTGCTTCAGCTTGCCTTCGATGGAGGACACCTTGAGGATCTTGTAGAGGTTGGAGAGCACCAGGACATCCAGCGGCTTGCCCGACCGCTTCCAGTTATCGTTATTGATCTCGTGGACGAACTTGGAGCGGATATCTTTGCACACCTTCTGGAACAGCTGGCGGAACAGGTGCGTGAGCAGGGCACCCGTAGTGACCACCCGCTTATTGGGGTAGGCGTCACGGTCATCCTGCGGGATCTTGCCGTTGGCGGTGTCCAGAAGCTTCTTGACCATGCTCGCAATGATCTTGACCTTACGAGCAATCAGAACCCCGGGCTCAAGAGTCTCTCCAGACAGCGTAACATGGGGAAGGAACTCGGTGAGGAGAAGGGCACGAACATGGCCCGTCTTGTCCTCTGTGGCGGGAGGGTACTGGAGGTGGTGGGAGAGATACTCGATAGCCTCCTGTTGCGAGAAGACGCCAATATCCGCACACTCCTTGAACGATGCCGCCAGATAATCCGTGTCATCAACATTCAGTAGGCGGTAGGCGTCGCGATCCTTGGTAATGCCCAGGCAGCGGAAGAAGACCATGAGGGGAATGTCTTCACGGAAGCGGGGAATGCAGATGGAGAGCGGGTAACCCAGACCGTTGAACTTGGCGGAGACACGAATCTCCAGCTTCTTGGGAGGCAGGGTAAAGCTCTCGTGCAGGGACTTCATCTCTACCGAGTGGGAGTGCTTCGTCGTCGCCTTCTTGTTGAGGAAGACCATGATACGGTTGTCAGCCACCTTCTCCTGCGACAGAATGACACGCTCACCGCCATGCACGATGAAGTAGCCCAGGGGATCCTGTGGGCACTCGCCCAGCTCCTCCATGGACATTGGGTAATCCTTGAGGACACAGAGCGACGACCCCAGCATTACAGGGATCTTGCCGAGGGAAATACCCTCGAACAGCTTGGTCTCCTCCTTGAACTCCGCGAGCTCCGGGCCGCTGTACGAACGGACCTTCAGCCGAATGTCCACAAACATCTGGGCAGAGTAGGTGAAGTTACGGATACGGGCCTCGCACGGCAGCATCTGCTTCAGACGGCCGGTAGCCTCCTGGATACGCGGCTTCATATACGACACGTTGTCAAACGATAGACGAAACTCGTACTTGTACTTCTTCGTCACCTCGTCCTGGTCGTGCCACACAACGATAGGAGGTGTCGACCGAAGGATCAGCGGAAGTTTGTTACGAAGGAAGTCCTCATACGGTTCAATCTGCGACTCGGAGAATCTGGAAATGCCCTGCTTGAAATATGCCCGGATAGCGTCCATCCTGTTCTTGTAGACACAGCGTCGCCGTAAGACATTTTATCCGTTTTCTATAAGAGGAACAGTTATGGCTCCGGATCCTACAAAGTACAAGGTGACTAAGGTCCGCGGAGGTGGAGATCTTATCATAAACGAGGCGACTGACCCCGCATTTAACGGTGAGGATAAATCTGTGCGGATTGATACCATTACCGCCCCGCCTATACCTGCGGGTATTCCGGGTGGCCCCGGTATGGGCGGTCGTCGCCGTAGGTCGTCCAAGACGTTCCCGCGTGGTATTCTGCGTAAGACTGCCAAGATCCGCCCAACAGGAAATCCGTCGAAGGCCCCGCCGACACGCAAGAGGTCTATCAAGTTGATGACGGAGGGAGGAATCGAGAAGGCCCGCAAGACCGCGAAGGCGAAGGCTGCCCGCATGGACATCGCGACAATACGTAAGAAACTGATTGAGAAGAAGATTATCGGCGGAGAAAAGAAGGATATCCCTCCCGCCGTTCTTCGTACGTTATATGCCGACTCGGTCGGAGCTGGACTTCTTTCTTAAACGTTCTATACAATGACAAAAGGTTGGGGACCGTTAGGCTGGGCTACCCTCCATTCTGTATCAGCACTGTACCCCGACAACCCATCCGCACTTGAACAGGAAATGTTCGCTCGATGGCTTGTTTCGTTTACTCAAACCATTCTGTGTCCGAGCTGTATGAAACACTTTTCTGATACAATTGCCGCGTACACGCATATAAATCCGTCCTGGAAATCAAGTCGCCGGGGTGTCGTAGAGTTCGTGATGCGTGCTCATAACTCTGTGAATTCCCGCAACCACAGGAAGGTGTACACGTTCGCAGAGAGTATAGCGGAACTGGAAACGATTCTCCCACCCGCCCTATCATCGATTCGTCGTCAAGAGTACCTTTCCTACATCCGCAATGATTGGATGAAGAATATGACGATAGAGGGAATTGCTACCGCTCCTAGAATCCGGGAACTCAATATGGTAGAAGAGAACTACTGGTCCAAACGAACCTTCGAATGGTACCAACTACTCCCATTCTCCGATATCAACGTATCTCCCATCTCAAATGTGTCATCGTCGTTGACAAACTCAGGGGGAACACTGATCCCCAAACTTAACATGCCTCAGGGAGGGTTTAAACTCAAGACATTTGGAAAGATTGGACCGTTGTCAAGTCTTCGGTCTTGATAGGAAGAGATATGCGAGGCTCGCACTCCCACTGAAATTTACGCATCCATGGGATCCGCGTATCTGTTTCCTCGTTGTAGAACTCATCGGGAAACAGGGCACGCTTATGTGCCTTGCGAAGGGACGCCTGGGGAAGAATAAACTGCAACTGCTTTGTCACCGTGAATTGAGGAGCAAGGCCAGACCACGTCGGAACCGACTCTTCGTACCGAACAATCTGCGAGACTAGTGGGGCTTCGGCGTATGGGTACACCCAGTTCCAGTCCAGACACTCGTTCTCGAAGAAGTAGTGCAGAGTCCAGTGAAACGTCTTCCAGAACGCCTGAACAACTTGGCGAGTATCGTCTACACCGTCCAGAATATGGAGATTGTACCGCTGCTCGAAATGCTTGGCGTCGGTGGACAAGATTGCTCGCTCGGCAGGGTTCTGTCGTACCCCGATTTTTTGCTGGTACACCTTGATTTCCTGTGTGGCAGCAGCTCGGAGGAAAGCCTGACGTCCCTCGGCTGTCATCAAGTTGGGAGACCCGGCCTGGAGGTAACATTCCATCGCCCGTTCGTGCCCTCCTTCGCGAAGAGAGAACATACCAAGCGGAGGCATGAAATCATTACCGAAACATAGAACACAGAGTGCAACGTACCTGTGGACAGGAATGGGAAGCACTCCTGCCAAGGCATGGACGGATAGTACGGAGAAGCCCTCGACCTTGGACTGGAAACTCGGATTCTCACGAAGGAGCCACAGTTGAGGGCACAGAGCAGTTTGGGTCAAGGAAAGAAGAATGAGGTCGGCATCTAGACCGTAGACTACCGTATTTTGCCGGTGGGCGGGGGTCAGGGTCTTCATCCACTCAAATAGTTTGTGCTCGCCTTCGCCTGGAAGATCGGTTGACGATACTACGGCATGGGGCAGCCGAGCCCGAACCGCTTGGTCGAGTTCTTTCATGTACGGCGTTCCCGGCGAGATCTGATTGCGATCAAAGACGGGAGTACCCTCGGGAGTCCGGAAACGACGGTACCTCTGCTGAACAATCTTGCCGTACGGAACCAGGCCGTCCATCGCGATGTACAGCAGTTTCGGCTGACACGTTTCGTCCAACAGCTTGAGAAGTGCTTCTATCACGCTCTCAATCGGCCGGGCATCGTCCATGTAATTGTGGATCAAACAGTTGAAGTCTACCGCAAGAACATCGGGCTGGAGTTTGGCACGGACACGGGACACGACATTCTTGTGGGCCCGGATGAGGCTGATGAAGTAGTACGGTATGCCCATTTATGTATATAAATTGTCTTACCCGAAAACAATTAGGATGACCGAAACACTTTACTGGGCGATTGGAATCCTTGCCCTGGCTGGCCTGGCATACTTTGTCATGGCTCGTGGTCCACTGCCTTCCGTATCTCCCGCACCCGCTCCCAGTTGTGGCAAGTGCCCTAAAATGAACAAAACGAATGTGGAGCCGTGGCAGTAAAGAATAGGCAACTCAACTCAACTCAAATGACACGCATTGCCGGCGTTCTACAGCTGACCAATAAGACGCGATACGGTCTGACCTCTCGCAATGTCCCCATGTATCTCTTTAGTCCTTTGAACACCGTGTTCCCCCAAATGATCGTGGCCTCGGCCCACCGCGATCTCAAGAAGAACCTTCTCGTCGTTGCCGAAAAGATAAGCGACGAGAAGCTTCCCCGTGGCCAAATCGTAGAAATCGTAGGAACGTGTGGCGATCCTCTGGCTGAACGCAAGGCTATTCACGTCGCCTACTCCCCCGACTACTGGACCAAGTTCCCTGCTGTTACTGTTCCCGACTGTCTTACCCCGATCCTCGATGTTCCCACGATCAATATTGACCCCCCGGGATGCATGGATATTGATGACTGTGTTTCCATCTGGACTGAGAACGGCACGACCAAGGTCGCTATCACTATCGCCGATGTAGCCGAGTGGGTGCGGGCCAATCCGTGGATGACTCACGCCCAAAACATCGGACAATCGCTCTACGACGGAGGTGCTCCTGCCAGGAGTATGTTTCCCAAGACCCTGGAAGGCAGGATGTCCCTCCTACCTGGCGAACGGAGGTTCGGCTACGCCCTGATCTTCACCTGGGCCGGTGGGGGTGTCTACGATCCTCACTTCAAGGAGATCGTGATCATCAACCGGGCATCGTATACGTACGACACCTGCCGTCTAGCCACCGAGATCCCGATGGATACTCTTCAAACGATCTGCGAGCATCTCGCAGGCCGGCCTCTTCACGATACGCACGACTGGGTAGCAGAATTGATGATCTTCTACAACAAGCAGATGGCCGAGGAGCTTGTCAAGATGGGCAAGGGCCTGCTTCGTCACCACTCGGCTCCTGACGGCGAGAAGATGGATAAGTATGAGCGTCTTGGACTCAACGCCCGGATGTTTGCGTACGCTGCAGCAACGTATGAGCACGTGTCTCCGGAAGTGCACCACTGGGGATTTCAGACTCGGTACTGCCACGGAACCTCCCCGATTCGGCGATGGGCGGATGTGGTGAACCAGATGGCAATGAAGGGAATGTCAGTCCCCAACGCCAAGGAGGACTGTAATCGCCTCCAGAAGTTCGCGAAGAAGCATGCTCGCGACTTGGCCTTCCTGGATATTCTCCAGAGGAAGCCTGAGAATATCAACGGGGTTGTGGTCTCGCCCACCCGTATATGGATCCCCGACTGGGAACGCCTAATTACGTGTGCCAATACTCTGCCCGAGGGATCTCCAGTAACTGTCACATATTTCCTGGATATGCAACGACCTACCTGGAAACAGCGTCTGGTGTTTCATATCAAAATCAAAACGGATGCATAAGCCTCTATGGTTGGGCATCTTATACCACAAAATGCAGAATATTCATGTGATGACTGTCAAATTCAACCTTGGTGATTACCCCTACGACTACGAACTGGAGATCTGGAAGAACATCCCCGAATGCCGATACTATATTCGCGAACACGCTGATCCAACCCCCAGGGACTTTGACCAGTTCTTGACGGTAGGTCAGACCCTGCGTTGGATCCACACAGGTAAGGCCGATAGGAACTATTTGTGGAACGATATTGACTTCTTCAATGGCATCGATTTCCAGAAGAAGATTATCCTGGACATGCGGTGGGAGGAGGTGGCAGATTCAGGGGCTCTTCTACCACTGGAGATGAGTATCACGTTTCCGAAAGGACATGGGGTTTAAGATTTAAAGGTTGTTAGGTTTATTACTAAAAATGGAGGAGAAGTGGAAGGAGGCTCAGGTATGGGAGCGTAATTGGTGGATGAGGTATCGCGGGAGCCACCCTATAGAGATCGATAAGAATGTTTTTGTATCGAAGATGATGTTTTTGCACGATGGCGTTCCAGGGAAGAGCGTTATTGACATTGGATGCGGACCACTTTCACTTCTTCAGCGTCTTCCGGTAAAGAGCGGGGTGGCACTTGATCCTATTCACTATGGAGACCTCGAAGACGTATACGCCCAGAAGGGAATTAAGCGGATAATCAAGTGCGGGGAAGATATCAATGCCGCAGAGGACGGAACGTACGACGAGGCCTGGATTTACAATTGCCTTCAGCACGTGAAGGATCCACAGCGTATTATTGAGAATGCCCTAGAGGTGGCGGAGACTGTTCGGATTTTCGAGTGGATTCATATCCGTCCGTACACTGGTCATCTTCACGAATTGACGCCAGAACTCCTCGAGGGCCCGTTCAAGCGTAAGCAGTGGCACACACTTATGAAGACAACTGGATTCTTGAATCACAGTGGATTGAAGGGTCAGTATTTCATGGGGATTTTCTGCAAGAGCCCTCGTAACAGTATTACAGTATGATGCTAAAAATGATATCCGCATCCGTCCCACCATACGTCTCGAAAACGAGGAAAACGAATCCGTTTATTGGCACACCTAATCGTATGCAAAGATGAACCGCCTTCCTCCACCTCCCATAGCTCCTGATGATCCCAATTTCTATTCAGACAATGACTACAAGGTTGGCGAATTTGATGATGAACACGATGGCGATGTCATCTACGTTCGGTGGTCTGTTCATCACAACCGAGCGTATATGTATTCTGTTCTTGACCGACCAACACAGTGGGTCGGCCAGGATTGGACGATTCGACAGACGGTGGGAATCGGACTAGGGAAGTCGATCGATTATATACCAACCATTGTCGAGGGAGGTATACTCTGCATCCACCGCGAAATGCCCGGCGAGAACGGTCTGCCTACGAACCAGGATATTGTAAACGAGGACGAGATCGAGGACGTTCTGGATCGGAAGTGGGAGGACTATACTCCCAACCGCATTGTCGTATCTTTCTCGGCGGAGTAAGTAAGGAAAGAATGGACACTCGGAAGAAGTTTCGTGAACTGTCAAGGAAAGCACTGCTTCTTGATCGGCTAGAGAAACTACATAATCAACGGAAGAACCGGGAGACTTCTAAGAACCCGGTCGTCGTTGATCGCGAGACGGCTGCGTTTTTGCATAAGGCAATTGCGACGGCAAATAAGCGGGCATACACACGGAAGGCTGGGCGACGACGGAGGCGGCGTTAGTTGCTGAAGCACCTTGTCTCTGTCACTCCACCTGGAATTTGGAGAACGGACGGAGTACACTTTCCTCCGCCTCCGCCGCCAATACTTCCCGACGACGTCCTTGAGGAAGTCGAGGTCGGGGTGGAGGATGCCGACTTTGGCTCTCCGTAGATATACTTGTACGCCCAATATCCTGGATTGGGAAAGGTGTTGCCATCGGGAAACTGCATCGTTGTTTCTCCCTTTTTCGCAGCCTCAATGAGTTTTAGCTGATCTGGTTCCAGTGGCTGATTACTTGGAGAGTTATCCCTAACAATCTTCACCGCCATATCGATGAATGCGGACAGGGTAGGAGGGGAACTCTGCTGTTTCACGGCGTACGCAAGGGGTAGAACGAGACTATCCTTAAACCACGGTATAAACATCAACGTCCAATAATCTAACATATCGCCGTCGGGTGTTGTGTTGTTTTTCACAACCTGGTACGGTAGTAGGGGTATAACGTTCGCACGCGAAAACTTAATTATGGACTTGATGCTTTCAGGAGCCTTTTTCACAATATTGGCTGCCATCTGGGGTGCTGGTATATTGTTTTTCGCCGCATCCTGATCACCTGCCTTCAATAAAGCAGATAACGCATCTATATCTGCCGCTGTGGGAATAGGGTTCACAGACGCGAACCGTTCGCGTGTAGACCGGAAGACGATGTACAGGATGACCAGGACGAGCACAGCATAAAAAATATATTTCCAGATCTTCTTCATGCTCGTTATTCTTTACCCCGACGAATTTCCAGACGTCTAGAGACGTAGGTACAGCGAGTCAGGGACCACTAAGCCCCGCACGAGATCTGGACGGATCTCACGCAGAGTTTCCAAGACCTCCAGGTTTTTCGTGTACGTAGCCAAGGTAATCCATTCGTCCACGATGTTGGCCGTCTTCAGGATAGCCTTCATGAAATTGCCCTCGTACACCTCGTACTCGGCACACAGAACCCCCATCTCCTCCCCACCCATCCAGCGGTAAACGATCTCGGGCCAGTAATTGTGAATCGTCCAGTACTCTGGCTGGCTCTTGGGGTTCTCATGATCATACAGATCCTGGGCAATGACGTGTACCATCAGCAGAGCATTCTTGAGTGTATCGGGCACCCGCAGACAAGATACGGTGATGGGATCCTCCGTCTTCTCGCCTTCCACGAAACACGAGAGCAAGGCCACCATCTCGTTGCGAGGAAGCTTCCCGAACTTCCCGAACATCTTGGACATGATCAGAGGATTGCCCTCATTGATCTCTGACGCCATGACTCCCATCTCGGTCAAGGTTTCACCATCGGCGTACCCTAGCCTCTGGAGATTGACAAGGAAGGGCACCTCGATCTTCTTGGTCAACTCGATCTTCTCCTCCAGCCGAGCGATATGCTCCCGGTTCTTCTTGAACTCCTTGAACTCCTGCCACCCCTTCTCCCACTTCGGACCCACATGCTTATTCTTCCACGAATCCAGCAGAGCCTGCGACTTCTTCCGCTCAGCGTTCTGCGTCGCCCTGATCTGCGTCTCATACATATCCCGCAGTTCAAACTCTGCAACATCCAGACCCGTATACTTCCCCTGGAGTTCCAGGACTTCTGCCTTCTGTACCGCCAACTCACGCTGACGCTGGTCGTGCCAGTACGATTTTTCCATCATCCCCAGCCATCCCGTAGTCCCATTCTGAAGACACTTCAGGAGGAAGTCGTAGTGGAAATCCATCCGCGATTCTAGCGACTGCTGCTTCCCCGTCATCATGGTTCGCACATCCTCCAGTGTTTCGGGCTTGCGATCGGGGAGGTAGTACACGAATCCCCGCGTATCTTTGCCACGCCGACCCGCCCGACCTGCCATTTGGATATACTCGTCTGTCCGCAGCATCCGCAGATCGCCTACATCGTCATCGTACTTGCGGTAGCTCGTGAAGATCACCGTCTTGGTCGGCATGTTGATTCCCACCGCAAACGTCTCTGTGGCAAACAACAGTTTGAGATGCCCGCCAGCAAACAGCATCTCCACGATCTCCTTGAGCACTGGGAGCATCCCGCTGTGATGGAACGCCACGCCTTTCATCAGGAGACCCAAGAGGGTATGATACTGCGGAAGCATCTTGAGCTCGGTGTACCGAGACAGGTGGAAGTTCACGCGGTGCCGGATGATGGCACCCTCGGACGCATCAATGAGGGTCGATGTGACCTTGGACGCATACGATTCACAGTTCTTACGGGAGAACACGAAGAACATCGCAGGCAACTTATTTTCGTGCTGGAGCGTGTCCACCATCTCGTTCATTTGGTGGAGAAATCCGTTAGAACGGATCTCGCGGGCCACAACAGGATCACCAGCAACCCGAGCTTTCACCGCATCAGAATGTTTCCTATTCGCATCATCGACGCCCTTGAGATACCGAAGATAATCAGCATAGGCCTGGCCATTGAACTGGTCCTTCTCGTCCATGAGCAGCTTTTCTCGAACCCGGTGCTCAAGCGGAACCACCCGGTACTGTGTCGAGATAAGATGTGTCGGAACCTGCTTCATTTCACCGATCCACTGAGCAAAGACGTCTGGACTTTCAATTGTCGCCGAAAGCAGGACAAGCCGAATACGGGGTGGCAGGAGAATCAGGCACTCTTCCCATACCTTTCCCCGGGCGGGATCATTGAAGTAGTGGACTTCGTCGAAGACGATCGCATCAACACCGTCTAGGGAGAGAGCCGCTGTGCTCCCGATATGTTCTGTAGACGACCCGATCTTGAATAGAAGATTCCTCAGAATCTCGGTGGTCATGACCACCACCTCTGCCTGGGGCTTGAACTTGACATCCCCCGTCATGATCCCGACCTTGCCAGGGTAGAGAAGCGAGAGATCGTGGAATTTTTGATTGGACAGCGACTTGATTGGGGTGGTGTAGAATACCCGCCCGCCGTTCTTGAGCGAGTACTCGATCTGGTACTCGCCCACCAGCGTCTTGCCACTGCCCGTCTTGGCGGTCACCAGGACATTCTCGCGGGCCTGGATAGCGGCTACGGCACATTTCTGAAAGGGATCCAGAGGAAACGTGTAGTTCGTCTCGACCTCGGGAGCCTGTGATGTATCTGCGATTCTCAACATTCTTGTTCTGCTTAATTACCTCACCCTTCCCAAATTCGTTTTGGCTGTTTAGAAGAGAGTCGGGGGCATACGCTTGCAGTACGATCCGCTCGAAAAATAGTAGAGGAAGAACCATGGACCCAGAGCCAGGGCAATGATGACACCCATGATCTTCTCACCCGTCGATCCGGAGTATCCAAAGCACACGATAGACAGGACGAACCCTATGAGGCCAAAAGTAAACCACAAGATAGCGAACGTGAAAATCAGAACGCTTTGTACAGTCCACGCTCCAGTCGGAAGTGCAGGGATGGCATCGGCCAGTGCGGTGGCAGCCGAGGTCGTGGGCAGCGAGGCGGCGGGCGAATCGGGGGGTAGAGACACAGCCGCCTTAGGATCTGGGGGGAGAGCACCACTGCGAGCGGCGGAAGTGGAAGATGCGGCCATTATATCTTACCGAAGAATTTCAATCGTGCCTGGCGGACATCCTCGTCCGTCTTAGGAAGTGGTGCTGCAGCAGGGGCGTCGTCTACCTTGTGACCCTCCACTCCGCACATGGAAATCCACTGTGCCTTGGTGATGCCCTGGAGAGTCTTGAGGCATATGGAGAGATCCTTCTTGGATTTCTTGCCCATGTGCCGAACAAACGAGCAGTTTGTCATCACAACGTACTTCTCCCATGGTCCGGTCCGCATACACAGGGCATAGAAGGTGGACAGGGCTTTCCATGTAACAATCTTCGTTTTCGTCTCCTGTTTCTTGTACTTGCACTGCACGGCCGAATAGAGTTTGCCCTTCCTTGCGACAATATCAATGCCCACATCCGGTCGCTTCATTCCCAGTTCTCCCAGGATTGCGTCAGGGACATCCGCTAGGAGCCATACGTCGTCGTATCCCTTGATGTGTTTGAGGTAGAGCACGCAGAAGTCTTCAAAGATATCGCCCCGGACCTTCTTGTTGTCCCGCGTCCGCATTTCCGTGAAGCTGTGTGCCGGTTCATTGTAGAATTTTTGGCACTCGGCTTCAAACGTGTCCCAGAGATTCTTGTTGTCCTTGTTGTCGAGAAAGATGGTATGGAGGAGTCTGTTCATTCTTGTTGTGTAAGCTGCTCCAAAACAAAAATAGACGACGGCGATCCATTTTCACCAGTATAGATAATGGCACTATACGAACTGGGTTCTGCGAAGTTCGTGCCGAACCAACTGATAAAAGAGTCGGAAATCGTAATTACGGCAGATTTCCCGCGGGAGCTTACCAAACAGGGAAAGTTCAAGGTAAACAGGATCGTTAACCTCGTGGATGGCGGGAAGCAGGTCATCAAGGCCGGAACACTCTTTTCCATCTATAACGGACGGACCATGATCTTACGTGGAGGACGTCGGAAGACTCGTAGGGCTCGGCGGTCTCTAACTCTTCGTCGCCGCAAATACTGACTTCGCAAGTGATTGGGCATCCTCCTCGGTGATATTGGCAATCGTGCTGGCCACGCTGGTGAGACCCTCGTGAATGAGATCCCAGGCATTGTCGTCCCACGGCAGGTTTGTCGTGCGAGGACCGCGACCCGGAAAGTTTTCCAGTAGAACGCCATCCCGCTTGCCCTTCATGAACATGTAACACCGCAGCTGGATGAAATCGTACGCTGGTGGAGTCGTCCAGAACCGTTTACGATTCTTTGTCTCCACGACCTTCCCGTCCTGCATACCGTCCAGGTATCCGATGAGGCGATACGATTCGCATTCAAAGTCCACGAACGAGTTACGCTCGGTGACATCCTTGCCCGTGGCTGCTGCATGATTGTTCTCGGCCTTATCCTCCAGCCGAGTCCCCCGCCGCTTCTGGATCTCCGAGGCCAGAGCCTGGTGCTCCTGCGTCTGCTCGATCTTGGCAGCCACCTCGGGGTTCGCACACAGAAGAGCAGTCTCCGTCGCAACATCCATCTGCCCTGCGATCACACGGGCCACGGCCTCCTGGAGTGCCGGAGTTGTAGGTACCCGCTTACCCTCCAGCGTCTCCTGAACAACCTGGCGAATATGAGTCTGCTTGAAGGCCGTGATCGCCTTCTCCACCTGGTAGTCAGAGGTAGCCCCGCACGCCATGTCCACCGACTCCCACATAGCCTTGAGAGCCGGACCGCTCGCCTGGGCCACGATCTCGTTGTCCGTCTTGGCCCCCATCGTATCCTTGACACCCAGAATCACCGACTTGAACTTGGGCATCCCGGTAAGAACCTTGAGCAGGGACTCATTCTTGCTGCGGTAGGGGTTCAGGCCGAGGAGAGATGCGACATCGGAGGCTGAGAAACGGGGCTTCATCTTGTATTTTCTAATCTAGGGTTACATCCTCTAAGATCCTGTTTCCGTTTTGCTTCATTTACGTGCTGTCCAATAATAGTAGTTAAATGCCCATAAGGCTACACATTCTGGCCCTTCCTCACACAGTGACAAACAATGATTTTAGCCACTGTGCCTACACAGGTAAGGTCCTGCGGTTTCCTCGCATGATGATGTCTCGAGGATTCGAGGTCTACCATTATGGAGTCGAGGGGTCTGTTACGGAGGCGACGAAGGAATTACAGGTTTTGAGTCGCGAAGAATGGGATACGCTGCGTGTCATGTCCTACCGCTTCCTCCATCCAGAGAAGACACAGGAGGAAGCTGTAAAGCATCTAACAGATCACAGCTCGTTCGTTGGAGATCTGGGAAACTGGTCAACACCGCTTTATACAGAATTCAACGCCCGTCTTCGTCCTCTCCTTGTTGCGAACTACAGAAGCACGGAAACTGACATTGTATGCCTGCCGTTTGGTATATCGCACAATACAGCTCTCGAAGGTCTTGGCTTTGTTGCATGCGAGTCCGGGATAGGATACAATAACTCTACTCGGAACTACCGAATCTTTGAGAGTTATGCTTGGATGCACCAGGTTCTTGGTGTCGAGAAGAAATGGGGTAATAATTACTGGTTTGTCGTTCCGAATTATTTTGATTCAATGGAATGGCCACTGTCGCTCACGCCAAAGATGAATACGGTTGGGTTCCTTGGTCGTATCTACAGCGGCAAGGGCTGTAATGTGATTGTGGAAGTCGCGAAGCGTATGCCCCATGTCCGCTTCATCCTGTGTGGTCAGGGCGATCCTACAAACTATCTAACTCAGCCAAATATCGTCTACAAGCCGCCCATCACCGGTCTGGAGCGGGGAGAGTACCTGGGATCGCTTCAGGCACTTATTGCACCCACAATGTTCGTCGAGCCCTTTTGTGGAGTGGTTGTAGAGGCTCAGCTGTGCGGAACCCCCGCAATCTCTGTGGAGTATGGGGCTCAGACAGAGACGATTGAACCGTTCAAAACCGGTCTGAACTGTCATACGCTTCAGGAGTTCTGTACGGGGGTTCAGATGGCCGTGGAAGGAAAGTTTGATCGTAAGTACATCCGTGAACGTGCAGTGAGGCTCTACGATATGTTCAACGTAGCACACAAGTACGAGTACGCGTTCAAGACGATCATGGACGTTCATACCAAGAGTAAGAACGGATGGTATTCTCCAGACTGCCACCTACGCCCCGTCACCGATGTTCCGTTTACGTTCTATATCAATCTCGACTCTCGACAGGACCGCCGAACCTCGGTTGAAAATGAGCTTTCGTGTGTAGGATTTCCCCACGAAAGGTTTCCGGCAATTACGTACGATCCTCCCCAGATCGGCTGCTCCATGTCTCATCTCCGATGCCTAGAACTCGCAAAGGAGCGGAATCTTCCGAGCGTTCTGATTGTTGAGGATGACCTTGTGTGGACAAAGAGGTCGCACGAGATCCGTGCGGCTCTTGAGAGTCTCGAGCACATTGAGTACAACGTAGCTGTCTTGGCACCCAGTTTTACGAAAGGATCGGAAGTCATCCGTGTCAATGATATGTTTGTGACTGGAACAACGTGCCAGACGACACCTGCGTATATTTGTAAACGGGAGTACTACGACACACTGATCGAGAATTTCAAGGAGGCGATTGAACTGTTTAAGTTGGGAAAGGGGTATGACGAATACGCGATTGATCAGCACTGGAAACGGTTGCAGACGAAGGGATGGGTGTTTGCGTACCCTATTCTCGGAAAGCAGCGTGCAGGCTACAGCGATATTACGAAGACGGAACAAAACTACGATTCCGAATACTATAGTGCCGAACTTAAGATTGTTGAGGTGTAGATATATATTTTCTCTACTGTAAAGGTAGTATTATGATCTACATCAGTGGAGTAATTTCTTTACTAGTCCAAGTTGTAGTTGGAGTCATCGACTACCTAGCAATAAATATACACATAAGCGAAAAGGACGAAATCTTGAAAGATTTATTGAAGGTTGAAGTGTTTGTTCAGGGAATTGAACTTGTCTTCTATGTTTGGTTGATTTACTACTTCAGTAAGGTATCGCGAAACATAACTCCACTTCGGTACTTAGACTGGGCGATTACAACGCCCTTAATGTTGATTACCTTATCAGCATTTCTAAACCACGATGGAAGTAAACCAACTAGATTAAGCGAATTTTTATCGAATCATGCAGGGCCTATCGTAAACATAGTTCTCTTAAACGCGTCAATGCTGCTTTTTGGTCTCATTGGCGAGCTAGGTTACTTGAACCATTATACGTCTACAGCCTTAGGATTTATCCCGTTCGCTTTGAATTTTAAGTATATTAAGGATACGTTCTTGCCATCGGACGAGGATGAATTCAAGAATGCTGTATTCTATTGGTTTGTATTCTTCTGGGGTCTGTATGGTGTATTTGCAGTTACGAGCTATACAGTTAAGAACACCGGATACAACATATTGGACATATTTGCTAAAAATTTCTTTGGACTCTTTTTGGCATACGTTGTATGGAGGAAATCAAATACACACCAGTCTAAATACTCTGAATGAATTCCCACTGCAGATACTCACAAATCTTCTTCCAGATCGTATCGTGCTGAATCAGCCGATCCCGAGATTTGAGAAGCGGGAAGTGGACCTTGTACTCGTCCAGCTCCAGCAGCTCCAGGAATTTGTAGATGATGTACGAATACGACAGAAAGTTCCGGCGTTCGTCGGGGCAGTAGAGGAGGTACGGAGCCTGCACTTCCTGGAACATAGCCCGGATCTTATCCTCGATCTCCGGTGTAATGGTGGGAGGAGGATTGCCGTTCAGGCGGCTTAGGATATGTGCCGCGTGCTCGTAGTACCGGTTCCTCCCCAGCTTTTTCAAGATCTCGCGGATATTCTGTTCGGTCAGTAGAGCGATATTGTCGATGCGTCGCTTCTTGATTTCACAGATGACTTCGTTCATGACATCATCAGGGATCTCTGTGCTTTCTTTGGCCTGGAACTGGTTCAGGATCTCGTTCAAGTGATTCTGCTTCTTGTACGCGTAATTGTTCCGTTCTTTCGGTGGATCGCGGAAACTGGGAAAGTCAGAGACCACGAGGGCATACTCTTCCGATCCGCACTTGGGGCAGACGAGAATACCTTCGGAAGTAATTTCTTCGCGGGGGATGTTGCAGGGGGCACAGTGCTCGGCCATCTTCTTGATATTATCGGCGTTCTCGGCGATGTTCAGACCGTTGGATAGACCGCGACGAGAAAGGTATTCGTCAAACATCTTCTTCTTGGACGGACCTGCCGACGTCTCCGTCACCGAAAACAGCTTGTCGAATGTTCCAGGGATCCTGGATCCGAAATCTACCTTGGACGTCGTCTTCTTGCCTGGGGGAGCGTAGTAATCCAGCATCAGGTCTCCGCTCTCCATGTAATACTTTTGGATGTCCCGCTTTTCACGTACGTTCTCAATAGTTTTCGCGAGCGTATCGCGTTCAGCTTGTAGTTTTGATTGACGCATGACATCATCGAATACGAAAGGGTTGAACGTTCCTTCCAACTCCCTTTCAAGTTCAGCAAGGCGGATCTCCAGGGCTCGCACCGATTCATCCGAAGAACCGGTGTGGAGCTCGTCCACATACTTCTCGTGCAGGGAGTCTAGAGTACCAATCTGGTCGCGTCCTTTAGATCCTCCGCCATCTCGAGTCTTCTTTACCTTGAATACATCCGAGGACATATATCGTCTTATTGTCCTCTCGGGATTCGTTCGTAAGTTATTTCATCAATATGTATCCGATAAACACCATCACGGCCGCACCGAGCGTGAGATATGAGACCGGGTCAATGTAGTCAACAGGCATAGGAGCCTGATAGAGATTTTCCTGGAAGTTCGCATACTTCTCACCTGCCTGAACTCCTTTTATATTTTTGTACCTTGGATCCCCTGCCGCCTTTAACTTGCCTTTAAGAGCAGCCGCATCTTTAGCCGCCTCTGCCGCCTTTTCGGCCGCCTTCTTTTGGGACTCAATCATCGCCATCAGATTCGATGTCTCTGCTGCGGTAGCTGCCCGGCACGGGGTAATATTGAACTCCAGAGACGGGGATATAAATCGAGTCTGTGTTCCCTGGTATACTCCAGTTTGGATATCAGTCACGGGGCAAGTATACGCTACACACGGCGGTACTCCGTCCAGTACCAGACCGTTCATGAGTTTAAGTGGGTTCAGGGCCGCAATGTCACCGCCCATCGCGGGAATAATTCCGTCGAACCCGCTTCCCGCCACCGCCTTGGAAAAACTGGGACCCAGGACAGCAGCTGCGTCATCCATTCCCATACGGTTGTTGGTGTACGTGAACCGCGGAACTACCGGACCATCACCCTTATCGATTCCCTCGTCGTCCTTTGATCCAGGGGTACGGCACATTCCACCCGTATCCTTGAAAAACTGATTTCCAGCCTTGGGCCCTGTAATGAGATTATCGACGTATGTTTTGATCGCATTCGCGTTCGTTCCGACCTGGCTCATCGTTCCTTGGTCGCCAACATTTAACTTAGCAGGAGACTGCACGGTCTGGAGGTAATCGTAGGACGGACCCAGAGCCTGGTCGAGAATCGCGTTTCCTGCTCCCATGGGATCATCATTTGCAGTTGTGATTGCGGACTGAACGGACGCCCACATTACTTATTCTTTCCGCGAGATCCAAATTCTTCCAGTTGTTCGACGAACGACGGATTGGTCATCACGCACGGACGCTGCTTGGCCATGACTTCTACCACCTTCTCCATCGGGATTCCGAACCGTTTGTGGAGGTATGCGGCCAGAAGGGTGGCCGACCTATTCATTCCTGCCTGGCAGTGGACGTAGACGCACCGACATCCTGGATCCCGCAGGAACATATCCATCACCTTCTCAAACGCTTCGTAGTAGTCCCGAATCAGCGGGAAGCCCATGGCATCTTGGGCTCCCAGGGAAATGTACCTACTTGGACCAGCATGCGTAGATGCCCACGCTGGGCACGCTGATTTCTCCGCACAGTTGACGATATGTGTCACCTGATGCCTGCGAATGAACATGGGAGTGAGGTGAAGTCCAGGACCAAGAAGAATGCGATCAAACACAGCTGCGATTGGATCGTATACGGGTCCGCGAGAACGCGGGCGATTCTTATCTAAGATCGCCTGGAGCATCTATACTTACTATTCTTTCAAGACATAAACCAGTCTGATTTATACTAGATGAGCGGCTGGAGGAGAACCTGGAGGATGTACACCAGGACAACTCCCAATCCGCCGAGGCACGCCGCACCTGTCAGCGAGACGACACCCGAACCTCCGTAAGCGTTCGGGATGTAGCGAAGGAACAGGGACTGCACGGGAGTCAGAGAGATGATGAAGATGGCACCGAAGATCGAGACGTAGGTCATGATGGACTTCAGGACGCTCTTGGCGGCTCCAGGGTGCATCGGGGCAGTCTGCGTCGGGGGAGGAGGGGTGTAAATCGCCGCCGACGTTCCGGGCGTGATCATCTGAGGGTACGTGGTGGCAGATGGGAGAGACATAGCAGGCTGCTG